TCTAATGGATGGAAACATGGGTGCTTTTATGTATCTCGATCCTCCTTATGATATTAAGGATAACCTCTATGGGCGTAAGGGATCAATGCACAAAGGATTTGATCACGATAAGTTTGCTGCTGATTGCGATGCTAACGATATGGACCAGTTGGTAAGTTATAACTCTGACCAACTTGTGAAAGATCGCTTCAAAAACTGGAATGCTGCCGAGTTTGATCTAACTTATACGATGCGTTCGGTTGGCGAATATATGCGTGAACAAAAGAAACGTAAAGAACTACTGCTTTTTAATTATGGAATTGAAGGACTGGTTAAACTCGATCAATCAAACGAAGAACCATCTGATTGACGAAGATCCCTCACTTGAGAAGGAATATGCTCCTTATATTATCAATCGTTGTCTATCAGGTCATCTTGATTGCATTCTGTTTGCGAACGAAATGAATCAATATCATTTTCTTCCAAAGAAACTCCAATATGACTTTTTTATAAATAGTCTGAGGAAAAAGAAGAGATTTTCTCCCTGGCTCCGACAAGATAAAATCAAAGACCTTGATTATGTTAAGCGTTACTATGGTTATAGTAATGAGAAGGCAAAACAAGCTTTGAAGATTCTAACAAACGAACAACTTACTTTTATAAAATCGAAATTTGAAACTGGAGGAACAAAATGAGTGTCGTTCAAGAACCTGAAGTGAAGTGGACGCCCGACCAAATGGTGGAAGTCATTCTGAATGAACCAGATGACTTTTTGAAAGTTCGTGAGACTTTGACCCGTATCGGAGTTGCTTCAAGAAAGGAAAAGAAAATCTATCAGTCTTGCCATATTCTTCACAAGCAAGGTAGATATTATCTCGTTCACTTTAAGGAACTGTTTGCTCTGGATGGCAAACACGCCAACTTAACTGTGAACGATGTTCAGCGTCGCAATCGTATTGCCCAACTGCTTGCTGATTGGGGTCTGATCGAGATTGTAGACCTGACTAAAATCCAAGACATCGCCCCCCTGAACCAGATTAAGGTTCTTGCTTATAAGGACAAAGGGGACTGGATTCTGGAGACTAAGTATAATATTGGCGCTAAAAAGAAAAAGGTTGAAGAAACCGAATGATTTTATAGGGAGTTCAACACTCCCTTTTTTATTGCTTATACCTATATAATATTGATCGCCTTATTGGGATCACACATTCAAACCTCGCTTTTAAAGGAGCTACCATAATGACCAGTATCACACGATATACTGCTGCGGATCTTCCTGCTTTGATGGAGAAGATCAATAAGTACAGCATCGGAATGGATGAATATTTTGATCGTCTTTTTCATCTTCACGAAACAACTTCCAATTACCCACCTTATAATCTTGTTCAGGTCAGTAATGTAGAATCACGACTTGAACTTGCTCTTGCTGGATTTAGAAAAAGAGAGGTGTTCGTTTATACACAAGACGGCAAACTCTTTGTTGAGGGTCAGAAAGAAGATAAAGAAACGGAGTCTAACTATCTTCACAAAGGTCTGGCTCAACGCAGTTTTACAAGATCTTGGACGCTCTCTGATGATACGGAAGTTAGATCAGTTAATTTTGAGGATGGACTTTTGACCGTTACTCTTGGACGAATTGTTCCAGATCATCATAAGAGAAAGGACTATCTCTAAATACTTCTGAATATCGTCGGCGCAGGGAGGCAACTGGCAAAATCCAGTTGACGCCTCCCATTTTTCTTGGTATAATGGTTAGAGGAATGATCTAAACGATGTCAATCAAAGTAATTTTATTAAAGTCTGGAGATCAGATAATTACAGATGTTAAAGAGGTAATTTCTGAAGGAACACCAGTTGCTTATCTTTTTACTAATCCGCAGAAAGTAACAATCAATAAACCGTTCTTGATTTCCGAACAAGACAATGAACGGTCTTATGAAATTACTTTCTCTCAGTGGATGTTATTGTCCGCAGATAAAGAAATAGCAGTTCCAACTAATTATGTGGTAACTCTGGTTGAACCAATAGATAGTGTTAAAGAAATGTACTTGGAGAAAGTTAATGGAACAAATAGTGAAGTGTCTTCTACTCAAGAATGATACGGTTTTAATTTCGGAGATTGTTGAAGTTGGGGCAGATATTGGTGAACCAGATTGTAAACTCACCAAACCATTTAAGTTGATTGAACAGTCCGATTCTTTTACTCTGGAACCCTGGATTACTTTTAGTTCGCAGAGTGAGTTTATGATTAACTCTGATAGTATACTGACAATTGTAGATCCAACTGCCGATCTCCTTTCCAAATATTTTGAAATGATTGCCTAATGAAGTTTTATACAAACGTCCAGATGGTCGGGGACCACTTCTTGGTTCGTGGTTATGAAGATGGAAAACACTTCATGACTCGTGAGAAGTTTAACCCGACTCTTTTTGTCCCTGCGAACAAAAAAACAAAATATCAAACCCTGACTGGGGATTATGTTGAAGCAGTTGAACCTGGTTCTGTTCGTGACTGTCGTGAGTTTATCAAACGATATGAGGGCGTAGAAAACTTTAAGATCTATGGAAACACTGGATACATCTATCAGTATATTTCTGAGATGTATCCTGATGAAGAAATGAAGTTTGATATCAGTAAGATCAAAGTTACGACTCTTGATATTGAGGTCGCTTCGGAGAATGGATTCCCTGATGTAGAGTCTGCCGCCGAAGAAGTTCTTTTGATTACCATTCAGGACTATTCTTCCAAACAGATTCGCACTTGGGGTCAAGGTCCTTTCAAAAATCAGCAAAAGAATGTTATCTACAAGTCATTCAATAGTGAAAGAGACTTGTTGATGGACTTCATTAACTGGTGGATGGTTGAAGAAAATACACCAGAAGTTGTGACTGGATGGAACAGTGAACTGTATGATATTCCGTATCTTGTTCGTCGCCTGGATCGTGTTCTGGGTGAGAAACTGATGAAACGTATGTCTCCCTGGGGTCTTGTCACTGAGGATGAGATTTATATTGCTGGTCGTAAACACATCTCATATGATGTTGGTGGTATTACTCAACTTGACTATTTGAATCTTTATAAGAAGTTCACTTATAAGGCACAGGAGTCTTATCGTCTGGATCACATTGCGAATGTGGAACTTAATCAGAAGAAACTGGATCACTCTGAGTTTGACACCTTTAAGGACTTCTATACTAAAGGATGGCAAAAGTTTGTAGAGTATAACATCATTGACGTGGAACTTGTTGATCGTCTGGAAGACAAGATGAAACTGATTGAACTTGCGATTACGATGGCGTATGATGCTAAGGCAAACTATGCTGACGTGTTCTCACAGGTGCGGATGTGGGATACGATTATCTACAACTATCTGAAAAAGAGGAACATTGTGATTCCTCCTAAAGAACGTTCTGATAAGGATTCCAAGTATGCTGGCGCTTATGTAAAAGAACCGATTCCTGGAAAGTATGATTGGGTGGTGTCATTTGACCTTAACTCTCTATATCCTCACCTCATCATGCAATATAACATCTCACCAGAAACTCTTCTGGATGAGAGGCACCCGACTGTGACTGTAGATAAAATCCTGAACCAAGACATTACATTTGAATTGTATAAGGACAAGGCAGTCTGTGCTAACGGGGCAATGTTCCGTAAGGATGTGCGTGGATTCCTTCCAGAACTGATGGAAAAAATTTATCAGGACCGCACTATCTACAAAAAGAAGATGCTTGCTGCCAAACAAGAGTATGAAAAGAAAAAAACAAAGGATCTGGAAAAAGAAATTTCTAGGTGTAACAACATCCAAATGGCAAGGAAGATTCAACTTAATTCTGCTTATGGTGCTATTGGCAATCAGTATTTCCGCTATTACAAACTAGCAAACGCAGAGGCAATCACTTTATCAGGTCAGGTCTCTATCCGTTGGATTGAAAACAAACTTAATCAGTATTTGAATAAGATTCTCAAAACACAGGAGGTAGATTATGTTATTGCTTCTGATACCGACTCTGTTTATCTCAATATGGGTCCTCTGGTTGAAACTGTATACAAGGGAAGAGAGAAAACTACTGAAGGCGTTGTTTCGTTCCTTGATAAGATCTGTCAGGTGGAACTTGAAAAGTATATTGAAGGTTGCTACCAAGAACTGGCTGAGTATGTGAATGCTTATGACCAGAAGATGCAGATGAAGCGTGAGAATATCGCTGAACGTGGAATCTGGACTGCCAAGAAGCGTTACATTCTGAATGTCTGGGATAGTGAAGGAGTTCGTTATGAAGAACCAAAACTGAAGATGATGGGTATTGAGGCAGTCAAGTCTTCTACACCTGCTCCTTGTCGCAAGATGATTAAGGATGGACTCAAGTTGATGATGAACGGAACGGAGGAAGATGTGATTAACTTCATTGATAAGTGTCGTGAAGAGTTTAAGTCTTTACCTCCAGAGCAAATTGCCTTTCCAAGAACTGCCTCTGATGTTCGTAAGTATGCGGCATCATCAACTATCTACGCTCATAAGACACCAATTCATATTCGTGGAGCACTTCTTTTTAACCATTATATAAAGGAGAAGAAACTGACGAATAAGTACTCTCTTATTTCTAATGGTGAGAAAATTAAGTTTGTGTATTTGAAAAAACCAAATATCATCCAAGAAAATATTATTTCTTTCATTCAAGATTTTCCAAAGGAACTTGGTCTTGACAAATACATTGACTATGACTTACAATTTGAAAAGAGTTTTGTAGACCCATTGAAATCTATTCTTGATTCCATTGGGTGGAATGTAGAAAAAACTGTAAACCTTGAACTATTTTTTACTTGATGGATCTTCCTATTAACGACAACGAATTGAATACTATTGTGAAAGCATTGGGTTTTGGTGGAGACGCTGCTCTTTATCACAAACTCAAACTTGTAAAAGAACTCAGAGAACAAGGTTTACCCTATAAAAAAATACTTCGTGAAGAATACGGGATGGTGGCATGATGATTAAAGTAAAATATCAACTTAGGGAGTTTCCAAACTCAACACTCTTTAAGTTTTTTAAAACCCAAGAACAGGTAGAGATGTTTAAATCTCAAAACCCACATTATATTTTTGAGTGACTATGGACTTTCTAAAAGAAATTGTAAAAGAAGTTGGCGGTGAGTATACACAACTTGCTGCTGATATTGATGAGACTGAACAGTATGTTGATACAGGTTCGTACATTTTTAACGCACTGGTTTCAGGTAGTATATTTGGTGGTGTATCTGGGAATAAGATTACTGCTATTGCTGGAGAGTCTTCTACTGGAAAAACTTTCTTCAGCCTCGCCGTTGTTAAGAATTTCCTTGATACTCACCCCGATGGTTACTGTCTCTACTTTGATACTGAAGCCGCTATTAATAAGTCACTCTTAGAATCTAGAGGAATTGATCTCTCAAGACTCGTTGTTGTCAATGTTGTTACGATTGAAGAGTTTCGTAGTAAGGCACTCAAGGCAGTTGATATTTACTTAAAAAAACCTGTAGACGAACGCAAACCCTGTATGTTTGTGCTAGACTCTTTGGGTATGCTTTCAACAGAGAAGGAGATTACTGACGCACTGAACGACAAACAAGTTCGTGATATGACCAAATCACAACTGGTCAAAGGTGCTTTCCGTATGCTCACTCTTAAGTTGGGGCAGGCAAATATTCCTATGTTAGTGACCAATCACGTATATGACATTATTGGCGCTTATGTTCCTACAAAAGAAATGGGTGGTGGTAGTGGTCTTAAGTATGCCGCTTCTACTATCATTTATCTTAGTAAGTCAAAAGAGAAAGATGGAAAAGAAGTTATTGGAAACATTATCAAGGCAAAGACTGCTAAGTCACGTTTGAGTAAGGAGAATCAACAAGTTGAAATCCGTCTATTTTATGATGAGCGGGGTCTTGATCGCTATTATGGTCTTCTGGAACTCGGGGAACTCGTTGGACTCTGGAAGAATGTCGCGGGACGCTATGAAATGGATGGTAAAAAGATTTATGCGAAAGAGATCTTAAGGAATCCTGGCCAGTATTTTACCGAAGAAGTAATGCAGCAACTTGATGCTGCCGCGAAACAACAATTCTCTTATGGAACGAATTGAAACAACTATTCTCAGAAACTTAGTATTTAATGAAGACTACTCACGCAAGGTCATACCTTTCATTCAACCAGATTATTTTGAGCAAAAGACCGAGAAGGTTATTTTTGAGGAGATTGTCCAATTCATTGTTAAGTATGGTTCAGCAATTACCATTGAAGCACTCAACATTGAGGTAGAAAATCGCACAGACTTAACTGAAGAACAAATTAAAGAGATCCGTGATATTAACAAGTCTCTTGATAATTCTCCTGTGGAAAAGCAGTGGTTGCTTGATACTACAGAAAAGTGGTGTCGTGACCGTGCGATCTATCTTGCTCTGATGGAGTCCATTCATATTGCTGATGGGAATAACAAGGATAAGAATCGTGATGCCATTCCAAGCATTCTATCGGATGCTCTTGCGGTAAGTTTTGACAACAATATCGGTCATGACTATCTTCAAAACTATGAGGAGCGATATGAATTCTACCACCGTAAGGAAGATAAGATTGAGTTTGATTTGGAATATTTCAACAAAATCACGAAAGGTGGTCTTCCTAACAAGACTCTCAATATTGCTCTCGCTGGAACGGGTGTTGGGAAATCGCTATTCATGTGTCATTTGGCTAGCTCCGTCTTGCTACAGGGTAGGTCCGTACTCTATATCACTCTTGAAATGGCGGAAGAGCGAATTGCAGAAAGAATTGATGCAAACCTTCTCAATGTACCGATTCAGCAACTGGTTGATTTGCCACGCCAGATGTTTGAGAACAAAGTTACAAACATCTCAAAGAAAACACAAGGATCACTTATAATTAAAGAGTATCCTACTGCCTCTGCTCATAGTGGACACTTTAAGGCATTGCTTAATGAGTTGGCACTTAAGAAGTCATTTAGACCTGATATTATTTTCATTGATTACCTTAATATTTGTGCTTCCAGCAGGTATAAGTCAAACCTTTCTGTCAATTCATATTCGTATATTAAGGCAATTGCTGAGGAACTTCGCGGTCTGGCAGTGGAATTCAATGTTCCCATTGTCTCTGCTACCCAGACTACCCGCAGTGGTTATGGGAACAGTGATGTTGAACTTACTGATACTTCAGAGTCCTTTGGTCTGCCTGCTACTGCTGATCTTATGTTTGCCCTTATTAGCACTGAAGAACTTGAGCAGTTGGGACAGATCATGGTAAAACAATTAAAGAACCGATACAATGACCCCACTATCTACAAGCGTTTCATTGTAGGCATTGACCGTGCCAAGATGCGCCTCTATGATTGTGAGCAAACCGCTCAAAAAGATATACTTGACTCTGGACAGGATGACGAGTATAATGATGAAGACAAGAAACCTAAAAAGTCGTTTGAAGGATTTAAATTTTAATGGAAACTGCTAGACACGTTAATTTTGATAAGTATGCTGAGTTTGTGGATGCTGTAACTTCTGATGCGTCCAAAGACTTCCTCTCCCTTTCTGATCGTCTTGTCGCACTGGATGAGAAAGGTGCTAATATTGAACGCCTGCTGACTGCTGCTGTTGGTATCAATGCCGAAGGTGGTGAGTTTATGGAGATTGTAAAGAAAATGATCTTCCAAGGCAAACCTTTTAATGAGGATAACCGCGAACATATGATCATAGAATTGGGTGATATTATGTGGTATGTTGCCCAAGCATGTATGGCTCTTGAAGTAACCCTTGATGATTTGGTTGCTAAGAACGTACAAAAACTTCTCAAGCGTTATCCTGAAGGTGCGTTTGATGTTTACTTCTCCGAAAACCGTGCTGCTGACGACCGATGACTAAAGAAAAAAAAGTAACCCTGAAACTTGATGTTCGTTGTGCCGCAGCAGTTCGCCAAGTTTTATTTGATTCTCAAAAAGGATACGGTTTGGAGCATACTCCTGAACGCATTCTTGACATTCGTGCGGTCATTCAAGATATTGATGATAATATTGGATCTGTTTTAGGAGTCTGATGAAAGTTCATAAGTTCGCCCCAGTAACGGTATTTGAAACTGAAATACCTGGATATGTAGATCTTCTTAAAGATTTACATCAAGGTCATTCATTTGATGATGAGACTGGACTGATTACTGGAGAACTTAATGGAAAGGTCTTAGTTCATAAAGATCCTGCGTTTGCCTCTTTCTTTAAGCAAGTAAAATTAAAAGTCAAAGATTATCTCAATGTCTTTGATTTTCAGCACGAACTGTATGATTTGAATATTGTCAAGAGTTGGTACACTGTTTGTGGAACTCAATTCAATGTTCCCAAACACTATCATTCTTGTTCTCATATTAGTTTTGTTTACTATATTGATGTGAAAGAAAATGATCCTCTCTTGTTCTCAATAGAAAATAAAAATGAATGGTTCGGTGATGCTTTCTACTTTGTCAACAATCGCCACGAACTAAATGGTCTGAACTACGCAGTTCAACCAAAGAATGAGAGTCTCTTAATTTTTCCTGGAAGTCTAAGGCATTTTACAGCAGCACAAAGAGATTACAAAAGAATGTCAATCGCTGGTGATGTCCTCTTGACACTTAAGGAAAATATGCTAGACTTTGAATCTGGATTACTTCCAAATAAATATTGGACCTAATCGGGGAATTAGCTCAGTTGGTAGAGCATCGCCTTTGCAAGGCGGGTGTCAGGAGTTCGAGTCTCCTATTCTCCATTTTGCCCGTGTACTCCAACGGTAGAGAGGGTGGACTTAGAATCCATACAGTGGAAGTTCAAATCTTCTCACGGGCATTTCTAAATAGAATATAGGATAATAGATCTAGCAAAATAAAATGATAGAACCAAAATCCTTTAAAGATCTAATGGTGATCTTAGAAGAAAAGAAGGGTCGTGGTGGTCCAGACTATAACTACGAAGTTGCTCTTGTCAATCTTTATAATCACCTAATCAAAGCAAACGATAAAGGCAACATTAGAGGTAAATTGCTTCGTGGTGCGGTGAGTCGTGGAGATATGGACACCGTAACTGATATTCTCTCTGATGAATTGAATAAAGCAAAAACGGATCCAAAGCATCCACTTCATTTTGATAA